CTGCTGTAACTCCCTAGATTTTTTACCGGGAATAGAACTAAGTTCTCGCAGTGTTTCCTGTTCGATTTCTTGAACACGCTCAGCGTTGTTGCCAGCCTGGATTAACTGTTCGTGCCGCTGCTGTGTAATTTCTAATACACGGGCATCGTTTACAGCTCTACGATTACTTTCGCGACTAAGCTTGGTTGAATCAATACGATCAATAGCAGCTTGAATTTCTTTACCGTAAGTAGATTCAAAAGCTGGCCCAGGAGTACCATCACTACCTACAAACTTAGGAGATTTTTTAAGGGCTTCAAGAGCATCACTATCTTCCTGGTATTCTAAAAAGTCGATGACTTCGCGAATTCCTGCGTCATTAGCAGACTTACGGCTAGTGTACTTATTAGTTTTAAAAAGTTTATCAAGGTAGTTACGGGTAATGTTTCCTACATCTGCACCACCACGCCTATCACCTGTGGCATAAGAAGATGCAAACCATTCAAAAGCAACAGCAACTCGTTCTTCCTGACGTTGTTTCTGGTAGTCACGGCTGGCACTAACACCGGCAGTGTTGATGATCTGCAGAGCTTCTCTAGCAACTTCTGCACGCTCAACAGCAGGAAGATCGTTCCAACCTGAATTGATTAGTGCAACACTTCCGTAAGCCATGTGGATGGCTTGGTGGTCTGCTGAGGTTGTAGCTTCACTTGGTCGGATAGTTCGGCCATCTGGAAGGACAACTGGAGCATCTTGAGCTTTTAGGTCTTGGATGGCTCCGTCAAGATTCATCACACTTTGACGCGCACTTATAGCGCGTGTGGTGTTAAATGAACTTGCATCTGCGTATCCACTATTCAGATCTTCCTGGAGAAATGGATCTCCGTTAGCAACATCAATGCCAGCTTGGATACCTGCTGTCTGAATACTTTCTGCTTCATTCCTACGTTGGACGGATGCAGGACTTGCACCGAAACTAATCGGCTGCTCAGCAAGCTCTAGGGTTTCCTGTTCCTTAAGTTGAACCTCTTTGAGTGTTCCACCAAATTCAATCAGGGCTTGAATTGCAGTACCAACAAACCTAGTCTGCGTTTGGCGGAATTGAGATTGGAGACTCAGCTCGGTACGAGCCAAGTCCATTTTGGCACGCTCATAAGAATTTTTATATTCCAGTTGATTTCTCTCACTTGTTTGCGTGAGATCTAACTGAGCACGCTCATGATCCTGCTCAAGCTCTAGGGATGATTTCTCCCAAAGCTGTTCACGATCAAGTTCGTCAGCTTCGACTTGTGCTGAAAGTTTGCTGAAACCCATATCAGCACGTTGCTGTGCCTCAAGCTCAATAACTTCAGAATTCTGGCGACGTTGTAAATCTGCCTTTTCAACAGAAAATTGTCGCTCAAGTTGCTGTTCTCTTTGCCTATCAGCTTTTTCGGTATTGGCTGCCTGCTGTGGATTAAATTTAATATCCTTGGCAGATCCAGAATAGGTAACGGCAGCTTTCTTTTGGGTGTTATAGATTCGTCCACCCTTAGCTGTGCCAGAAGAGCCAACTTGTGTGGCTTTGCTATACTTTTCTGCCATTATACATTGGCTCCATAAGGATCAACGAACATAGGTGCATCTGGATAACTAGGCAGATACATATCAGCTGGTGCAGCACCTGTTCTATCAGCAGCACGTTGGTTAGCACCCAGAGCTTGTAGATAAGCTTGATCCATAGAAATCATGCTTTGCTCAGTAAGGCTTTCCATCGTTGCTGTTGCTTGTGCCTTTTCAAATCCTGCCTGACGTTCAACATCATTCAGCAATAGACCAACCGATTGACCTGTTCGTCCTGCAGAAAGGATGGCACCTCTTGCACCAATAGATTTAGCAAGAGCAGCCTGCTGTGCAAATGCGGCTTTCTTTCTTGCTTCAGACATTTTTGATTGCTGCTGAACATACATACGGTTAGCAGCTTCATTATTATATTTAACTTGTTTTTCTTCGCTTTCTTTTCCGCGTTGATAGCTTTGACGTTGAGCTTCGTTACGCCTAGCAATTTGATCACGTTCAAGCTTGACTTGTTCAAGTTGACGTTGGTAGTTATTAGCGATCTGTACATTAGATTGCTGCACAGAAAGATTATATTGATCTTGCTGTTGACGTTGATTTAGGATCATAGCTCGTCGCTGTTGATCCTGCTGCATGATCATTGCTTGCTGCTGCTGACTTGCTTGGAGGATTTGAGCATCACGTTGTTGCTGCTGTTGCAGAATCATCTGCTGACGATTCATCTGCTGTTGCCGCTGCGCTTGCTGCGCCTGCATGTTCATCTGCGCTTGCATTGCCTGTTGCTGTTGTTGCATTTGAACAGCAGCAATACCAACAGAAGCGGCAGTAGTCGCAATGGCAAGGTTTGCAGCAAGAGCAGTCGCTGCACTGATTGTTGCGGTTTCTGCAATTACGCACATAGTTTGACTATTTCATAATATGGAAGAGCATCAGGTCCAGTCGGGACTGTACGCAAAGCGCGGAAACCTAGATGCTTAAGTAATTTGTGGTGGACAGTATTACGCACATCTGCGAAATTCCATAAAAGCTTGTAATCAGTTTCGACCTCTCTGAGCCAAGCTTTAGCTCCACGCACAAAGGTGTGCGGTTTAGTTGTGATGAGTGGTGTACATAACATCCATATTTGACCTTCGGTGGGGCTTAATCGCACGACGCCAGCAATGCCTGCTGGACTGCCGTCAGTGTCATGAAAGAACGTAGCGTGTTCACTAATGAGCACCCCAAAAGGAACATGGAGGGGGGACGAACCCGTACCTCTAAGTTCCTCTAGGTCTTCCTTGCGTAGATTATTAAGCACCAACAAACCATCTTTATATGTGGCAGTGCGGTGATACTTTGACATTACATCAGGCGAACGCCTCGGTTGTTGTAGTGACCTTCCCAGCGATAACTGGTAATAGATGCGGGAAGCGGATCAGATGCCTTAATGGTAAGAGTGGCATAATCGCCACGGCTATACACAGGAATCTGTTGTGTGCTGATCTCATCAATAGCAGCAGCGTTAGCTGAATAGATGTCAGCAATAGTGGTATCGAGATCGACAGTTTTTAGATCATAGCCGCGACGATCAATATCAACAGAATATCGGCCTGAATAATAAAGGTCAATATAGACATTTTCAATCATGGGGATGTTCAATCGATCTGCCCTCTTTTCTTCTTTGAGGAAGAAAGAAGGGAGTTTAACCTTCATATCGTAGTCAATGCCAAGAATAAAATCTTGATCAGCAAGGTCTTCGTCAATGGTGACAAAGTATCCTGTTGCATCAGATTCAATGGAAGGGCTTCTATACAAGGTGCTGTTACCGTCAAGAGTAAGGATTACTGTTGGCTGAGCATCTACAACGTAAGCACCGGCAGGAAAACGAATAATCTTTTTACCTGCAGTAGATGATGTTGCAACAGTGGTCTGTGACTTGAGAAGGCTGTGATCCAGACGTGGGGCAAACTTGCTACCAAATGCTGTAATGGGAGAGGTGCGTGGGTCGTCCAGCATCTCCATTTTCAGTAGCACATGGGACGTGCCATTGCGGCAAACAAAGTAACCCGTGTCATGGTCATAGCCAACCATCTCAACAGGGCTAGGCATGATCCATTTAGACCAACCGGCAAGGCTGCGCTCATTGCCTGTGTTGAAAAACTTGAAAGTCCAAAGAGTGTCAGTGCCATTGCCAAACATGCAGAGACTGTTGTTAGGACTAGACGCCGCAAGCGTTAGACCAGGCGGGATGTACTCAGGAACAATCCGAGTGTTTTCGCTGACTACAGGACGGTTGTCAACAGAGTCCACAGCCATCTCGTAGACCTTTGTAAAGGTGTCAGCTTCTGTGCTGAACAAGATGGATACACCAGTTTCTAGCGGTGCAATGTCGCTGGAATAGCTGTACTGAGACAACTCTTTGATGGTGACAGTAGAAGGGCCAAAGGCAGTCTCAGTGGTAGACATAAGGAACTGGCTGTTTTCAGCAAACAGCAGTAGACCTTTTGGAGTACCAAGAGCGGCTTTTAAGGAAGCTGGCTTTGTGCTGCTGGCAGACATGTCGATGGGATCAGCATCACTGACAGCAATAGCTGAGCCATTGAAGAAATTAAAAAAGTCTCCAGGCTGACTTAAGACAATAGAATCGCTAGACAAAAATCCAAGGCGATTCATATAGAACACCATGCTTTTGATAGGCTGACCTACAAAAGATGGATCTGGGTTAGTTTCTGTATCACCAACTTCACGGGAAGCCCAGCTCAGTTCATCACTGTAAGTAGCTGAAAGTTGACGGACAGTAAAGTCACCGTTGGATTCCCTGATCAATGCGTGAGGCATTGTTGCAGGGTTTAGATCAGTAGTAATACCGGGCTTGTGTGTTTCTTCCCATGAACCTTGACCAGGAATCTCGCCTGAGGCAGGAACGAACTTGACGTAGTAATCATCTGCATCTGATTCAGAAGAGTTGCGGACAAGCAAGTTGACTCCCTTAACGCATTGCCTTGGCAAAAGACTCACATCATTAACAGAACCTTTGATGCCATACAAAGCGTTGTTAGTAGTACCACCTTTGGTTTGAATGTTAAAGTCTCGTCCGTCAGATCGTCTAATAACAATAACGTTACCAACAGGTGTAGCTGTATATCCAGACAATGCCTGAATAGAACTCGTCAAAGAAGAAACAATTAGGTTGACATCTAGTGTTCCTGATGTGGCATTAGCTGGCGTGGTGTACGAAGCTGATGCCTCAGAAGCGTAGCTGAAGCCGAAGGTTTCATCCTCAACACGAACTGTATAACTTTGCCCGTTAAGAGTTACACTTACAGAATCACCCTTGCGCCAGTTAGAGCCACCGTTAGTAAGTGTCACCCTAGAGGTATAAACACTTTTATAGGAATAATTATTAGTGCTCTGAGCTTGCTGAACGTTACTGATTCTTACTGCTTGACCAACAGTCGATCCAGCGGTATAAATTTGTCCACCAGGCCAGCGTTCGATGTTTGACTGAAGCGTTTCAACATCAGTAATAAGAGTTCCAGTTTCCCAGTTTTGACCGCCACTGGTGGTGTAATTAACAATTGAGGCTTGGCTAGGTACGAATTTCTTTTTACCTTCTATATTAGGGTGGTCTTGTACCCGCACTTCCATGCGAATAGTGATGCTTCCAGCTCCAGTATTTGATGTAAAATTATGGTACAAATAGGAACCAACAGCATAGTTTTCAACTGAGCCTACTTTGCTAGTGAAATAACCCTGGGTTGCATAGTTGTAATCAATATCAATCCGTTGCGCACTTACGTTCTCAACACTTGTGGGAAAGAAAGCTCCAGGAACTTCTTCAGTAACAAGCGTAGGGTTACACGAAGTTGTAATAGTGAAACCTAAGCCGGTTTTACTGCCAGAGGTTTCTGTGTAAGTCTGTGTACCTGTCTTACTACAGTTACCATTAGCTGTATCTTCAAATGAACCGGGACTAACAGAAAGTTTACTAGCGCGATAAACCTTCTCCTGAGAAAGGTTTTGACCGTCTTTAAGAAAGTCAACTGTGTACTGGGTGTTGTACGCAACTTGATTAACAACAACAATTGCTTCAGGATCTGACTCATCATCAGAAGCAGCATCCATAGTCACATTCTTCTCAGTGTTACAGAGAAGCGTGTAATCGTTAATAGTAAGTTGCTTGATATTTCTAGGATTAGCAACCTTCAGGTATTCACCTGCAGATGCTGCAATGTTGACAGTCTGCTCAGCTCCTGTATCAGCATCCCAGACACGGATGCTGGTAGCACCACCACTGGTATAGATCGCAGAGACATACCTCTCAGTCCCGTTGCGGAAGATGTTGAACCACTTAGCCCCCTCAGGGACGTTGGTAGCCAGCTCACCTACAAACTGGGTAGGCGGACGCTTACGGCAGCCAAAGGTGGGATCGAGAAGTACGTTCTCTGCCTCTTTTACCTGGCCGGGAAGTTTGAGCGGATCAGGCTGTTGACTTACACCTCCCAACAGGTTCGGGACAATTTGAGAGATAGCGGCCATAACTACGGACGGAGGAGAACGTTAATAGGTCGGTGTGCGGATTTCTGATAGGTGTCATCGCCATCGCCGTCAGCGAAGATTGTGTAGTTACCCTGCTGCGTGTCGTACTCCAGAAGAGTTGCACGAGCGATGGTCTCTTCGCGTTGGCCGAAGCTCACAGCTTCCTGGGAGCCAACGGAGCGACCGGCAAACACGTTTGCTGCACGAATGGTGATGTAGTTCTTGAATGCTTCGGGTAGATCTTCGAAGTCAAAAAGCCATTGGACATCGAGCTTCTGCTGTCCGTCAAATGTGTAGGTGTGTTCAACACGGTCGTACAGCTTGCCGTTGCGGATCACGGTTTGCGTGCCATCGCCGGGCTTCGTGTCGAGCTGCAGGACGTTGTCAGGAATAACAATCTCTTTGTTGCTGTCAGGAGTAAACGGATACCCACGCTCCGTGTTGTACTCCCAGCCCTCAGCTAGGACAGCAATAGTAATCTCATCTAGGATTTGTTCAGCCATCTCCACCAACGGATTGCCTGACTCCAGGTTGGTGACAGGAGCTTGTCCGATGTTAGAAATGATGGTATTGACGGCTTGTAGTTTAGTCGCCTTTTTAATTGCCATTTATTTACTTAGGGAATGGGAAGCCCAAAGGCCCGAAGGCCTAAGGGTGGGTATAAATCAGGCAGCTTGGAGGGAGCCAGCAACAGAAGTGCGGAGAGTATCTGCACCCATTGCGAGCTTGCCAACGACAAGATCACCTTGATATTGGACGTTGAAATCACCAGAGGTGGTTTGGATCGACGGAGCCACAGAGGTGAGCACGCCAGCAGCTTCACGGTGGAAGACAAGACCAGCCAGGTTGCTGTTGTTAATGGCGTAATCGTTGTTCTCGCCAGAGACAGCAGCGTTATCGGTTGCGGTCTTGCCGTACTGGTTAGCCAGCACGTTGGACTTCAGGATACGGATACCAGCAATCTGGTAGATACCGTCGCCAGAAGCAAGAGAACCGCCGGTAGCGCCAAGATCCCGCGAGAGGATGTTGGTGTCCACAGACGAAATCAATTTGTAGTATTGCGTCGGGGAGAGCACGCAGACACGGCCGTCCTGAGGAGCGTTGCGGGTGTCGAGAGTTGCAGCCGCAGTGAACAGGCCATCAACGATTGCCTGAGCGTTGTTGGTGTTGCCAGAGCCGATGTTGACTTGGAAGCCACCAGGCTCACCAGTCACCACAGAAGCTTCGGTGGCAGCCTTACAAAGAACGCGGCAAATGCGGTCGTCCATATGCAGGGCGAGAGCCTCACCGATCTGCTTACTCAGTTCAGAACGAGTGTCATATTGCGACAGGATCGTATCCAAATCATAAGTAAATTGGGACGAAATTAAGAGATCATCCATCAAGATGGTCTTCTCATTTGCCTTCAGTGCGGTATCACCTAGGATCGGAGTCCCAGGAACATGGTAGCCGGCACTGAGTTTTCCAGTCAGCAGGAATTGCTTGGACTTACCACCACGGAGGGTGTAGTTACGCACCAGACCTTGGAAGATCGTGGCGGAGTTGAAAGCGGTGAATACTTCCGTGTTATCCATACTTTCGTATGGCACTGACTATATCTTCATCCACATGGGATGCTGGGCGCTAATCATGTATTACGTTCCACGCTTGGAACACCATGTAGTCGATGCACCTTCCACCAGAGCGCTGGTGGCTTGGCTCAGGATTGCCATAGCATTAGCCGTAGGTTTCCCTGAGTTCACCCAGTGTGCAACTGTCATTACTGACAGAGGCGGCAAAGTTATTTACCGGAGAAAAGCTTCAGAGCGGTTGCATACTTAGTTGCGTAAGTATTGCCCTGGTTTCCATTCACGGCATTAGGCCGTGTAATGTTAGCCATGTTAGTCATGGTTCTAAATAAATAAGAGGGTGTATAAGTTTGCGAATCGATTCTTAGTTTTGTCTGTTTAGGGCCACAGACAGGGCACCGGCACCCTGAGAGTTGTCCACCGCAGTGGGCTCAAAGGGCAATCAGAAGGGGATCCGACTCTGAGGTGTCCCCTTCCTTTAGCTCTAGGCCCCCTATCCCTAGATCCTTAAACCGTTCTTCGGGATGGTCAAATGTATAGGGGGTCAGATACAAGGCCTCTGAGGGGGCCAGCGATCAACGCTGTTTCAGGTATGCCACACCGCGATAGGTGAGCTTGGTCTTTTTCTCTGCAGCCTTTTGAAGACGGACTGCATGACGGATTTGAACTTCGGACATGAGTAACTCCATAAGACCTAGGCCGCGTTCCATGCCTTAGGCAGACCCGTCCCTAATTAGGGATGAACGTACTGGAGTTATCAGAAGCCCCACTTAATGCCAGCCTTCAGGCCGACAGCAGGATCACCCGAGGTCGTAGCTCCTGCCACTTCCCCATAAACGGATGCAGCAGAACTGACAGCCACGGAGCCGCCAACCTTGCCGCTGAATTCGGTGGAGCCGTCCCCACCTTGTGGAGCCACCACGCTGGGGCCTCCCTGCAGGTACCAGGAGTAGGCACCTGAGGAGCCTTCATATCCCACATGGATGTCCGTAACGGTCGAACCCAGATCTCCGCCTGAGTAAGACTGGTTGGCTTCGACGTTCACATAGGGTGCGGCGTGTGCGCCGTGGGCGGCTCCCAAGAGGAGACCAGCAATAACAATGGATTTCATAATTGATTAGAGAAGATCTTGGCTAACCGCAAGTCGAGCTTCGACATCAGCGCGGAAAGCTGGATCGGTGTTGTACATAGGATTGGCAATATCGCGAGCAAGCTCGGCATTGCTTCGGTAGGGCTGGACGCCAGTGCTGGCTTTGTTGCCGCTGATAAGCGGAGCTTCATAGCCAACGTCGCCACGGAAGCGGTTGTTCAGCGCCTCTACTGCAAAGCGAATTGCAGCAGGATTATTGGTTGCAGTAACTGCATTAAAATCTGAGATCTCACTTTCGGTAAGCGACTGCCCAGCCCACTGGATCATTTCCGCGTAGGCCTCTTCGCCGCCAATGGATTGCTTAATATCAGCAATGGCTGATTCCTGTAGCTGGGCTTCCTGAGCGTTAGCAGCGGATTTTTGATAATACTGGAGGTAACTCTTGATGAGATCTTTTTGATCCATCTGCGAGAGTCGCTCGATAGCGTCTTCAGAGAGGGTGCCCGTTTCGTCATACTCCTTACCGAGCTGCTGCATGTAGTCAACAGTCTCATTAGTTTCTTCAGGCTCGGGCTGTTCATCTGGCGTCTCTTCGGCTTCAATGCGATCATCAGATTCTTCGGTGTTCTCTTGGCCGAGTTTCTTCTGTAGCTCTTTGTAGGCATTCAGAAGATCCTCCTGAGATTTGAACTTGCCATCGATAAGACCGACGCCATCATTTTCTGCGTCGAGCTGTTCATATTGGCGAGCTTTGTCTTCAGCTTCTGCCTGAGCAATGCGTTCGCCTTGAGCCAATGCCTGGGCTTCTGCAGCTTGCTGCTCAGGAGTGAGACCGTCAGAGGTGGTATCAAATGTGGATGTGGTCATTTAGAACTCAGTTACAGAGATGTCGCCAAAGCCAGCGCTGCGGATCTTTGGCTTGATTGAATACTTGCCAGCATCACCATCACTGGTGCCAGTGACTTTCT